ATAATTTTATCTCTCACATTATTAAGGGATCTAAGGGAAAATAAAAAAGAGCAAGGCAGTTTCACAACTACCCTACTCCGAATAAATGTTAATAAATCGTTAAATAATATGGTTAAACAAAAATTGAAATACTTCCCTGTTCTAATGTTTTCTTCATATCTATTACTCTCTGATTCTCACTTCCCACCCAAGGCTTAAGAGGTGATTTCTTTGACTCAATAAATCTACCATCACAAAGAACATCAATGTAACCTAAGATCTCAAGTTTCTCATCACCCTCTGCTTGTATTTGTTCAAGTGTATAACCAGTATAGAGCCAGATCGTTTTGTCAGGGAGATCTTTTTTTAATCTCACTACCAAATCTAGTACTCCCTTCTTATTCCAGACTGACATAGGATCACCACCACTCAACGTAACACCACTGACGTAAGGCTTTCTCAGATTACCAAGTAGTTCCTGATAATCCTCTTCCTCAAATTCATGTGCTTGGTCTACATCTGGGTCCCATGTAAATTGATTGAAACAGCCCGGACAATGATGAGTACAGCCTGAGAAGAATAATACCTCCCTTAATCCAGTTCCATTTAGTAAGTCGTTATGATATGTTTCTATTATTTTCATCCTCTCTACTTTACATATTTACTCTATCACCAATTTCCTTCATCTTACCCTCATTAAATCTGACATCACCTGTTCTAGTTCTTGTATAACTTAAGTAACCGTTCCCTAACTCTCTGTAAATCAGCGCTTTATATTTTTCAATATAATTTAGACTATATAATTCTCCACTTACTATAGTCGTTGAATCAGTTTTTTTCTTAACTGACTGCTGGTTTAGTAAGATTCCTCCTACTAGTTCCAGCAATTAAAAGTGTTTTCTATGATCAACCTAAGTCAATCAAAGGCACAAACGATCTTATGCGTCTTACTTTCACTATATCAGAACTTCCACAAACAGGACACTTACATTCATCCGTACTGTCATTACCAATAAAATGATGACCACAACTTACACAATAATCTGCTTGATGATTTACACCTAAGTACAGACCCTTAGACATACCATAAAGAATCAAAGACTTAATTCCCTCTGTATTATCTAAGGAATTAATCTTAATGTGTGATATCTTGCCACCGTTTGAGTAATTCCAGAACTTAGACTCAGCATCCATCTTATCAATAGGGCCAATGTCTTCTCTAACATTCAAGTGGAAACTATTTGTCAAGTATCCACCCTTCATAATTATACCATTCTTCTCACCATACTTATTAATGAATTTCTCGTTAAACAATGGGAGAAGAGATTCACCTGGCGTCGTGACACTACTAATATTTCTACTAGTACCGGATCATATCTTAACTTACTGCTAATAAGTTCTATCCACTTCGGAAACGTACTAATCTCGTTCCCTACTCTACTCAGTTACTCTCAATAAAACAGCTAACTATTTATTGATACCTTTTCGATGATCTCTACACGCTAGTCAATATTTAGACTAGGCACGGGATTAGCATATTACATAGTAACTTAGCCTTCCCCGTTAGCATTACTTAATTCTCGTAACACACCCTTTAGTAGGTTTGATAGTTTTAATACGGCACGCACTTTTACCGTATACTGCAAATAATATTCCTGTCTTCTTCTTATACTCTTCTGCCTTCTTAGATATATGCTCTAATGTCTTCAACGCAAAACCACTTTCGTCATCATGGTGTGATTTACCTGTTGCAAGCATAGACAACTCATGAAGACCACCATAACCAAATGATACTGTTGAATACTTAAGAACTGGCTCAATCTTCTCATCGGGCTTTAAATTACCACCATCGAAACCGCCTTCACAGAATACAAGTGGGCTGCTAGATGCTCGAAGATTTGACAAGTATTTATAGGTTCTTACATTAATATTCTTTGCCATGTCTAGATAGAAGTCAAGTGTTTCTATCCAGTCTTTTCCTTCCTCTACTGATTTCTCATAGATCATTGGAAGGTTTAGTGATATAACTCCGAGATTACATCTATATATCATCATCTCATCGTTATCATCTTGAGGCGTTGGTGTCCCTGAATTCTTAAAACAAGGACTCAAGAACGCTCTACACATTTATTCCCTAGTTACCTAAGGCACTGACTATATCATCTATTACTTCAACATTGTAATAGTCTTCCGCTTCGATCTAGTTCTCGTCCCTAGACCTACTCCCTTACACTCATCAGGGATAGTCGATACACTTTCTAATTTGACTTAGCTTAGCACGGTCTCATCCTAGTAGGACCTAACCGTTAGCAAGATTTTACTCTTACACCCGCGAGAAACGGTTCAAAAGATTTTAAATGGGCTGTAGACTCTTGCTTACCCATCGGACTTACAATTTTTCCCCACTTATGATATACATCACCTACATAGTTTGGAGTTTCACCATCTGCTGTTTGGTCAAGGCTTAAGTAGTCTGGGTATTGAGCGATCTTAGTACATTCAATCGCTTCATCAAATAACCACTCTAGCTCTTTACCCTTACCATGCAGGTCTGAATCAAAGAGGAATATAAGTTTTGGAAATACAACAGGAACTTTACTCCCTGGCTTTCCTTGACCACCTTTTCTAACCTTCAAGATTGTCGATGCAATTAAGCTTCCCCACTTAGACTTATCATGTCCAAAGGAGAAGGATAAAAAGGGATAATCCCCGCGACAGCTTGCAACAGAACCACTACTCATTTCGATCTGCTGGAAACCTGTCTCGGCCTCTCTTATTACTCTACTGACTGCATACTTCTCTTGTTTTTCTGGATCAACAACGCCACCAGAATCCTCAATTAACTCCTTATACTGGTTTAGGTAAAAATCATACGACTTCTGAGCATAAGGAACTAAGACTGTATCAATTTCAGGAGCTGTTAATCCACCATACTGATTACCTGCTATCACACTAAGTACATCAGCTGTGACAGAAATTGCCGCCTGAAGTGATTGTGGTTCGTTGTATTCTGTATTAGACAACATAAAACCATTATCTAAGATTCTACCTAGGTTAAAAAGGCTACAATTCCCGGTGGGTATACCACCTTCTAGTACAAAAGAGTGATCATCTTCTACTTCAAGGCACCATACAGTTTCTTTTGTACCCTCCGGAGAAATTGACTTAACCTCCCATGCTACTTTATCACCAGCTTCCTCAAATTTAAAAAACTCAGGACAACTTGTATGTACTAGCTCTGGAACCTCTAATAGTAGGTCACCAACCTTTAGATCAGTAGTTATTGTATTATCTGATAAAATCCACCTATGATTATCAGTACACCAAACAGCTCTTTCTTCTCCATTGGCATTAGAGAAAATAACTTCTCCCAATTCTTTTTCACCATAACTCCTAACAACTGCTTTCTTCCAATTACCGTAAGGAGTTAGAACCATTATCTCATCACCATCTGAAAAATCGTAGAAAGACTTAATACCAACACTAGTAATGAATTTAGTGCTGATTTTCAGGCAGTTATAAGAGTCAAGTCTAGCTGATTGGTCATGTGCATAGATATAACCGTCAGATAGTGCTTCTCTTTCCATTTCATTCAGGAAGACTCGCCTATATCTTTCCTTCTGTTGTTCTCCATATATCAGGCTTCTTTTCGTTGACACAAGAGAGCTATCACAGTTTGCATTTGACTTATCTGCTTTGTATGATAGTTCTAGGGTCTTTGCATCAACAGCCTCCATTATTTTCTGGGCATCGATTTTATAGTTTCTATACTGTCTATAAGATTCAGCCACCTTATTAAATCCACACTCATCCAGGGACACTTCAACTAGCTTATGTAGTTTTCTCACTGTTACCTCTGGTTCCTCAATTCTGCTCACTACTGCATCACTTACTTTCTTGCAGTCCTTATCAGTCATGTCAAATAATACTCTATCTGCACTTTTTCTGATAGCGGCATGAATCTTCTTAGGGTCGAATGCTTCAGTAAATCCGGCTCTCTTCTTCTTGACAATAATCTTTTCGACTTCCATCATTAGTTTTTCCTTCTTTATTATTATAGATTTTCATAGTGAGACCCATTACTGAGCCTCTTGTCATTTCTAGTCAACATGTTCCATAAATTTTTGACCAAGTACTTTTTCTATGTAGTCCTTGGCAGTTGTTATTTTTACTACACTGTCAATCTTATTATACTCCTCTGTAAATCTGACATACTTTCTCTGTTTCTCAAGGTAGTCATTAACATCCTTAAAACAGCTTGCCCTATATTGATCTGCTAGTACCCTGTCCCTTATAAAATCAGTGTCTTCCTGTACTAGTAGAATCTTCCTTACCTTGCAACCCCTAAGTAAGTCTAATTCTTCTTGTATTGCTGACTCTATCACCTTCAAATCTTCTGCTGATCCTGGAAAGCGGGTCTTGAGTGTATGATAGAAGATTGAATCACTAATACCTCTCTCTATGATGGCGCCCTTCTGTTCATCAATACAGAGACCGCTTAAAAATGATTCGAGTCCTACCAAGTGAAGAATGCCATAGTTCAGGTCGTTATATTCAGTCAGGCCATTAAAAATAGTAGTCTGATATTTTTTCCATGACTTGATTTTCGACCTCATTACTGGCAGATCATACTTGGATAATTTCGAATCGATTGTAGCGCTTTTCATTGCACCACTCATACCATAATAAATTTCTACTTCCATATTATCATTGTTCATTTCTATTAATAAGGCAATAATAATAGGTGGCCCGCAAGATTGTACGGTTTGGAGAAAGAAAAAGTTAAGGAACGAACACACTGTCATTCCCTAACTGTTTGCTTATGGCCTACTGTAGTTGTATGTAATACCACCACTTAAATAACCAGGCAGTCTAGCATTTATTTCATTGATTTTATTGTTTAGAATATCAACATTACTCCTTATAACAACATTATCAAGACTTCTACTACCTGCCACAGAATCCCAAGTATCCAGGACACTCCTTAAGTACTTATTACTCTCAAGCTCTCCCATGACAATATCAACCAGGTCATCGTTAATATAATCAGGAACATCAGACTCACACATCATAGTAAGTCGATCACCCTCAAACTTAACATATACCTTAAAACTATCTTCCCACATATCAGGATTACTAGAGAGTACAAGTTCTACGTCTGGTATCTTATTAGGCATGCACTTATAGTATTCATTATCATACCTCAATACATACCACCCTAGTTCTGGACAAAGATCGGATAATTCTATGTCAAACTTCCTACTTGTCCATCTACCAAGAAACTCATTACCACTAAAACTTTTCCATCCTACCATAACTACTTACATACTAATTTTGTAATACCACTATCATTAAGACTGAGCTGTATTGACTTGTTATTGAATGCTGGAACAGACTCCATATGACTACAGAGCATGATACACCCAATATTCATCTGACTGAGAAGATCAATACAGATTTCATGATTCTTCGCATCTAAGTGTTTCAAGAATTCATCCATCACAAGTAGTCCCATTCTAGTTACTACCTTAGACAGGAAGTTGATGTCAAGTATTGTCTTCTGTCCATCACTACAATTCTCATAGCTTACTTCATTTCCACCATCATTTATGTAGTGTGAACCAAGATCTAAGTGCTCAACCTTACCACGTCTTGTTCTGATTACCTCATACTTAACGCGATTATCACTAAACTGTTCTGCGAGACGTGACATAATTTCCTCATAGATCTTACCAGTTGGGCCAGTAATTTCTTGATATCTTGCCAACATCTCTGCACTCTGACTAATCTTATCAAGTTCAGCCTGACAATTCTGAATAGTAGCGAGAGTTGAATTTCTATCACCCATTAACTGAGTATATTGATCCCACACCGACAAGTCACTCTCTATCTGTGCCATAGTCTCCATAAATCCTTGAGGCAGTTCAACTTTCATTGGCTCTGCTCCCATCCTACTTATGGTTTCCACTACACTTCCTAATTGTGACTGTGTCTGTTCTACTCTCTTGGCAAGGTCATTAATTGTACTAACCTCTACCATTAATTCAGTCTGTCTCTTATTCAGCCCACCTAAGATAGTTTTACAGCCAGTGTCGATTTCATCCTTGCTAATTCCTGGATACTTGTTGAGGAACTTTTGATACTGTCCTGTCTGTTGGTTGAGGAGCTCTTGTATCTTATCACTTAGTTCTTTCTTATGTTTCTCTAAGTGTTCCTGATTTTTTAGTTCCTGACCACAACTAGGACATACTTTCTTACTATCAAGTCCCTTAAGCTCAAAGTATAATCTCTTACCCTCTGTCTTAATCTGACTAAGTTCATGTAGTAATTCATTGAGGTTGTTGATTTCCTTCTTAATGTCTTCAATCTCTGGACTAATCTGGCGTTGGTAATCTCTCTGCCCTGCCTGTTTAGTCTGAAGTTCACTAAGCTGCTCTTCTAACATACCTCTCTTTGCAGTAAGGTTGGCAGTATTTGTTAGGTAGTCATTATACTCTTTCCACGCCCTCTGTAAGTTAATACCATCTTGTTTCTTATTCCACAAGTCTTCCTTACTTAGTTGTGGTAGTACGATGAGACCTAATTTTTCATCGATATACTTAATAAGCTCATTGTTCTTATCAAGCGTCTCCCTCCAACCCTGTGCATTCTTAATAACTTGTTCATATAGTAAGTCAGCCGCTTCATGGAATGTATCAATCTTGTCCATCTTATAGAACTTTGATACAATTTCAGACTTTCTCTCAGGCGTAACACAACCTATGAACTTTGGATGGTTTGAGTCGAAGAAGTAGACGTCCATGTAATCAATGAATGGGAATCTAGTGTGGAGTTCAAGATCGAGACTAGCCTTATTATTAGACTTCTGCTCTTCACCATTTATGTAGAACTTCGTATAACCAGCACTACTCTTTCCCTTCAATACACAACCTCTAGTGATCTTATATGTACCACCTTGATATAAGAACTCTACCTCAGTCATACATTCACTTGCTCCGAACTGTACATACTCCTTGATATTTCTGTTTTCAAGGAATGCATACTTAATGGCACTAAGCAAGCTACTCTTACCACTACCATTCTCACCCGTTACAAGTATCTTATCCATGTCACTCAAGAATAGTTCAGTCTCATCAATACTTCTCCAATTCTTACAGTAGAACCGAGTAATGACAAAATTGAAATCTACTTCCTTAGACTCAACATCCTTGACACACTTTAAGATTTCACTATGTACACCTTGTAAGTTATTAGACCCAATTACATTACCAATCAAGCCATCAATTTCTTCCCAAGCTGGTACATTGATGTTGTTTACGTTTCCATTGATTGTGAGATTCTCTGGTTTATATACATTCCACACGCCAGTCTCATCATTCCAACCCTCAGCAAGTCTATCTGATGTATACTGAAAGCGCATTAAGTTATTATCGGGGTTTAAGTTTACCCACTTGAAACTCTTATCTGCACAATCTAAGATAACACCAGTACTTTCCTCACTATCTGACATTTTACAGCGCTGAGGAATACCAATACTTACATACTTACCAAGCTGAGCAGGCCTATGTATATCTCCACAAATAGCCAGGTCAAACTTAGTCTCATCTAGTACCTGTGAATGAATTCTATCACTATCTGTATATGAAATTGTTGCATGGGTAAAGAGAACATCTAACTTACCATCAATCCAAGTTAAGTCAAATTCAGGCCTCCAATTATAGAAGCCAATTCTCTTACCATCTATCTCTACCTCCTTACAATCAGCATAATGTAGATTAGAAGGCAACATAACAGATAAACAGGAATCAGTAAACTCAGAAAAAACAGATTTATTATCTTGGTCATGATTTCCCCATATTATATAACCAACACTGAAGTTCTGCATGATCTTATCTAGAAATGACTTGACCTCTGCTTGTACGTAGGGTCTGTTGATTGTCTTCTCTAGCACATCACCTGCAAATACAATTACACTTGCACCTTCAGCTTTTCCAACTTTTATTATATTATCTGCTACCTTCCTAGATTGAAATAACCTATACTTCTCACTAGGATTTCTCTGTGGGTAGTCGTGAATATGAATGTCACTTACTGCTAAGATCTTTGTCATACTGTTTTCATTAGGGTTGAGTAATTATTCATTAACCACGTAAGAGCTGCATAAGAATGTTTACAGAGAGTTGTTGTCTTAGCTCCCTTCTTCGGTGCATTATTAACAGCAGGACCAAGTTCAATACTAGATCTCTGTGTAATGAATAATGAATTCCTATGCGATAAGATATAAGCTGATCTATACTTGAAGTCAGAACAGTCACAGTATATCTTAACCCTATTACCTTGCCAATTGCTCAGTGAAAAATCAGGATCAAGCTCTATGAAAACTACGTGATCATGGCCCTTCTCTGAATTAACCCTGAACTTTAAGACAATATGATAGACCTTAATTGCCGGCGAATTTGAGAAGAAGGATTTAAACTTGGCTAGTACTCCTTCCGGTTTTACCAAGTGATATACCTTCTGAAGACTCGCCGCACAACTACTAGCCCTACCAATTCTACCACTGTCTATGTTCATCAGCTCACCAATTGTATACTGGCGACCAAATAAACTGCCTAATACACTTCCTAACATAAGGCTTAATATATTTCTTCCTTACTCTGGGTCACTGTATTAATGCTCCCGGTTATACTCACAATCTTACCAACGTTCTTGAGATAGATACCAGAAAAAGTTGGCACCGCATTCTCATTTTCGTTGTTTGTATAGACTGGCTCTGCAATACCATCACTCAAGACTATACCATTTTTCTTGATCTCCTTGGTAATCTCATTAAACTCAAACACATTACCATCGGATGAATTAATTTTTACCATACTTTAAAAATTCTTTATTAAATCTACTTGTAAAATTATTGTAAAAACTGAAACTACTAATACCAGTCATACCATACTTATTACAGAACGCAAGCCAATCACTATAAGGTTTGATTGTTCCATAATTAGGCAGACCAACATGAATTATTCTCCTAGCCTCTTCTAAGCCAGGGTACTTCCAAAGGTCAAAAGATTCATACTGTTTCTTAAAGAGATCTACATCATTAATGCTAGAATAATCACCCTCTAAGATCTCAGCAATCACCTTATCACCTTTCGTACCTTTCTTTCTCGTTACTCTCATCCCATTATGTCCCATACCAATTGCATCACAGTAAGCCTTGTATTGATAGAGTCCAAGCTTTCCCTTAAACTCATCAGGCATTTCACTGTAAACCTCACTGTATGTTCTAATCTGTGGACCACTCTTATCCTTACTTGTCGGAATCTTGAAATAATCCATCTTAGGTGACAGAGAGTAGAGTAAGTCGGAGTCTTTTGTTATGATCACGCTAGGTTTATTATCTGTTTCGTATAATTCCCTACTCGCTAAGTAAACCAAGTTGTCATATTCCCAACCTGGCACGAAGAACGATGGCACTCCGAAATCTACTAAGTGTTCAATAATTGCATACTTAGCCGTTCTTCTTACTTCATTACTGTATACTTGATTTTCTGCTGTCTCAATCTCTTCCTTACTGACACTAGGATCACTCTTTAGCTCTTCTAGTAATTCCCTCGTCATGTAAGTATCCTTTGGTGATGCAGTGCCTTTCTTTGAGCTAATATCACCTCTACTGTCTTTATACGCACCCCCAAGTAAGTGAGTCGTATAGTAACCACCAAATTCAGGAGACCACTTATCACAAATAAATACGTACTTATCCGCAGTAACCCCAAAATCACGAGGTATCTTATTCAATGTGTAGATGCAACTCTTGATTAAATCTCCCACTGTATATTCTCCTGCTTTCTTACCTACCGAAATACCATAATGATTTCTCGCTAGGATATAACTATTGTCGATTAGTGCGTACTTATATTTGTTACTCGTTGTCATTTATTAAGTTGTAAATAAAAAGAACAGAAGAAACCTATACTATAAATCTCTTCTGTTCCTATTGTCTATGAGTACTTACCTCTCAATTAGAAAGGTAAGCTATTTCCGTCTGAACCAGTAGGATTACCAAAACTTGATCCTCCATACTGCTGCTGACTATTACCTGGATTAACAGGGGCACCAGTGATGCTATCAAAATGTGCTGCTGGTGGTGTGTTGAAAGGGTCAGTATTTCTACTAACTACTTGCTCAGGATTATTAGCTACATTATTATTTGCGTAGCCAGCCTGTGCATTACCCTGTGCTGGACCTGACATACTAGCAAGAACTGGATCATTTGTTGCCTGACCCTGCTTGTTAGTTGGTGTCTGATTCTGAAGCACTGTCTTATTAGTATCCTCGATTGCCTTCTTGATTGCCTCGAGACTATTGCCACCATTAGCCTTAGCCATCTTAATCTTAGTAAGCTGGTCTGTCATATACTGGATTGTCTCCTCAATGAGTCGTCTGTTGAAAAGACGCTTCTCATTTGATGGTGTACCTTCCTCACTACCTGCTGCCTGCCAACCTAAGAAGAGCTCAACTGGATTTTCCATAATCTGAGCTGCCTCCTCTGAGATCTCTGCATTCTCTGTGATAGGTACTGGACTAACCTTATGAACCACTGATATATTAAAACCAGGGCCACCAGTATTAACACTAACTGACATCATAACAAAACCCTTACGACCAGTTAATTCTCTGTTGTAGGTATCGCTGAGCCAATCCTTGTTAAGGGCACTCTCAGTAATGTTAGTATCCTCAATGTTACTAGCCACTAAGTCCATAAAATTCTTAGCAGTTAATACAAACAAGCCATCAAAATTCTGACGAGCTGCTTGCCTTGTGTTACCCTCCTGCCAGAAGTTCATAGCGTGTGCACAGAAGATAGTATAGTTCTTCTTGCGGACAAAGTTCTTGATAGTTGGATCCATTGCATGTTCACGACCATCAACCTCCTTATAGAGCTCATCGAAAATTACATAAGCCCTGTCAAGAATACCCTCTTCCTCTGCAGTTAAGCTACTAACCTCACGACCTGAATCCTTATCCTTAATCATATACGCTGACTTAGGAAGAATTCTAATCCAAGCGTCATAAACAGATTCTGCACCATCACTACCCATATTCTTACGTGGCATTCTAACCTCACGTGTTCCCATAAGTGTGACATAAGGGAAATCAGACACAGTACTATTCATTGGCAGTAACTGATATTTACCTAAGTTTCCCTTGAAGTTGCAGAATACCTTCTCAATCTGCTTCTTCTTTTCAAAATTTTTACTCTTGGTCATTGGTTTAATCTGACCAATCTTCTCTAAAAAAGAATCTACATTGTTAAAACTCATAAAACTTAAAATTTAAAATAAAAACTTGTATTAAAATAATTCACTTGTGAGGGGACTTCAATTCCTCCCACATTAATAAGATTTCTAAACGATCCGAGATGACCTACTTTTTCAGGCACATCTCTTCTCTACATATAAGATATCTAGACGCCCTTACCTACATTTATTACCACTACAAGATCACCTTATTTGTCTTCAGTAGGTCCATGTCAAGATATGTTTTCCCTAAGTTAATTCCTACCTGATGTTCTGCCCAACCAAGTGATGTTAAGTTCCCAAGGTCGTCCATCAGTTCAGCCTTAGGAATATTAAGGACCTTAGGGAAAAACAAGACTACCTTATCTGTGTCAGGCATACTATCAAGCTGGCCATCCTCTAACCACTTAACCACATCACCCCCTGGAAAACTTAGTATGTCACCGTTCCAACAAAGTGAATAGTTGAGACGCATGATGTAAGGCTCAAAATGAATCCTCCCAACCAATGACTTATCACCTAACTGAATACGACTAATGATATGATTTCGCCGCTCTAACAGCCTGTATATGTTCTCAAGCGGGTAGTCTGGGCGGTTGATAATTATGGTCTTGTTAATAATGTAAGATACCTCCACTGGATTAACAAGGATACCACAATTACCCATCCTAGAATTCGTCGGCTCCTCTAAATAAGTAGCCTCGATGTTAGATAAGATACCATCATTAAATACCATAACCTGTATCTAACCAAAAATTATTACCGCCTAATTCAAACAAGACAGACTCATCATAATCCTCCATATCATCAACCGTACTCTCCCTAGCATAAACATAAGTAAGTGTCCTAAGTCGTCCATCCTTGTTAACCGCTCTGATGTTATAAAGAAATTGACTAGGTATCTTCTCAACTGCACTACTAGGTAAGGCAGAAAACGGTATAGGTAAGAGATCATCTACACTGTCACCCTCCACAAATATATCGGCAGGGTCAACTACTTCAAAATAAACTTTCTTTTTCTTCGCCATACTATTAATCTAAAATTTATATTACACCTATAAGGAATTACACAATAGATGGCTGCAAAAATGTCAACCTTGGTCCAAACCCATTATCACCTCTCTTAAGTCATCGTCAAGGTAGAACACATTAGACCTACCCTTAAACTGCCGGAAATTAGTGCGGAGGTAACGTTTGAAAGACTTATACATCTCACTATCACCACCCGCCTTAGATATTATCCTGAAACACGGATTAAACTCAGACTTCATCTTTATATATGATTCCAGTGCCTTATCATTCTCCTTGTAGACTACCTCAACAACGCTGAAGTAATTGTTCGGATCATTACTATTACGACCAAGTGATTCTATAAATACTATCATACCTTCTTGCTTAATATTTTTAAACCATTTACTCTCTTACCGCCTATCTGTATTAAACATTTCTTAATATCGAAGTAGTTCCCTAGATCCGTCGCTTTCGCATTTACCTTATAACCTACCTCACTGTAAATTTCTTTCAACCTCTCTTTAAGATAAACGTTAGTATGTGACTCTCCTACATTAAACTCACTTAATATTCTAGCGCTTAAAATACTAGTATCAAAACTCATCACACTAAGTCTTCTATCAAGTTCAGACGTCTTATACCATACCGCCTTACAAACATCAAGACCTAAGACATTTAAGTATACATCAAACTTCTTCTCCTCTATAAACCGTAAGATAGATGTATTACCAACCTTCCTACAATACTCACAAAGACACTTGAACTTATACTGTCTATCTGTCAGTTTACCATACCCTCTAAAGAAATCCTCAATCTCCTTTAAATCTTCCTCAGGCACATCTTGTAAGTCTAGGCCGAGTATCTCCTTAACATGCTTCTTTATATCCATACTTCTATAATATAACATGCTAATTATTATATCCTCAGGCTTACCACTGAATACCTTAGAGATTTCATCCCAATTATGTAAGATTATCGGTTTGTATAGGTTAAAATATAGCTTAACATTCTTCTTTGGTTTCTTTATCTTACTACAGAGACTAACTATATCACCTACTGAATTGAGATTATCTATAAGCTGATCAATCTCAGGGTCCCTTATAAAAACCTCAGTCCTCCCATTGTATTTCTTATCTCTTAAGTAACTATGTATGATAGTCTCACAAGCCATATTAAACTTATCACTATCTAACTTCTTAATGACTTCAAAAGATGTATTATGAGTACTATAAGCCTCTAGTCTCTTGTTAAAGTTGTTAGAGAATCCAATTTTAATAACATCGAAAGAATCACCTCCTATCTTCTCCCGAGCTAACATATTTATAAAGTATAACATTACTCTCCTTTCTTACTTATTAATTTTAAACCATGGACTCTTTTACTATTTTCTTTCAACAGACAATCCTTAATTTCATAATAATTGCCTAAATCATTAGCCTTTGCAGTGGCTTTATAACCTATTCTCTTATAGATCTCAGATAACTTAGTCTTAATATAAGTATTTGTATAAGACTCACCTACACTAAACTCTTTATCAATCTCTTCGAAAATCTTATCATCCTCAAAACTGATAATATTTAGTTTCTTGTCAAGTTCGGATGTTTTATACCATACTGACTTACACTTTTCTGGTCCTAAGATAGTAAGATACTCTTTAAATCTCTTTTCTGTTACTAAGTCTATAATATTTCTAATACTATTTCCTGCAAAGTAGTAATCACAAATAAACTGTAACTTCCTCTCTCTACCTTTTACCTGTTCATACTCCTTAAAGAAATCCTCAAGTACTCCCTTATCTTCAACTGTACTTATATTACCTAGCTCATTAAAAACAGTGAAACGATTTGCATAGTCTACCTGTTGTATTTCATAGGCTCTCATTTCCGCTACCATTACTAAGTTGTTGAAGACAGGAATAAGCTTAGTATCACCGTCAACTTTTACTCTATTAACGGCCACAAAATCCTTCTTATAGTTCAATAGTTTAGCAGAGTCTTGAAATTTCTCTGATAAGTCTCCTCTAAGTACATCCCTAGATTCATCAAATACTGTGAGGAGATTTTCTGACTTCTTTATCTTTCCCTCTAGTCTCTTCTCAAATGTATCAGAACTACTTGCAAACTTAATTGGCTTAAAGAATAGTGTTGCTTCATTTCTCCAAGGATTCTCACGTAATCTCTGACGTCCTAGAATCTGAGGTAAGTCTAAGGTAATATCTACTGCTAAAGTATCTATATTAGCATCACTTACCACATAAGACTTTGCGTTGTCACTATAGAAATCAGCACCTAGGTAAACGGTTCTAGTACAGAAAGTAAACATCTTCCTAGGTTCATTTCTCAACGGAACTGTACCAATCTTATATTTAGCACCTAATCTTTTCTTTATCTTATTTGCGTTGTCCTGTGTATTGGCAACCAGGATATTTACTTGATCAGGTCCTAGTTTTGCACGCTTGATAATGCTGGTGATATTATTAACCGAGTTGACATAGAATACTGCCTCCTTTGATTCTACCCTCTTTACTTCACCATTCTCTGATTGTATAAATCTATGGTCAAAGTTTCCCTCCAGATAAGACTTAATAATCGGACCTGCCTCTGTATAAACTGAAACAAGACCTTTAACTGTTAGCTTTGGTTTGTTAATACGCCCTGGATCTAATGTCTCCCAGTCTAATTCATAGTATGGTAGATCTTTAAATTCCTCTAGCATTTCCAGGTATTTGTCGATCATAGGAGTTGCACTGACATAGCATACCTTTTGGATCCCCTGTACTGCACTAACAAATTGAAGCTCTGTGTCTGATTTAAACTTACTATCAGTGAAAATGCTCTGGAACTCATCGATAACAACCCGATACTTCCATAGTTCTCCTTGATGTATTAGGATATCCTTGACTATCCTGAATGAATCATAGGTAACCAAGATCTTCACCGGCTTATTGTTTAACCTGCAAGCCTTGATGTAAGTACTAATTTTGAAGGTAAGATCATTGAAAAAGTTGTTCTTGTCATCTTCACTAACTACCTCCTCCTCTTTAAGTACCTCATTCGCATAGTTCCTGGAAAATTTGGTCAAGTCCTTATCTGTTCCAGGGTCACTGTCATATTCATTCACCACCAAGAAAACCTCATCCTTGTGTTGAT